GAGAAGAAGGTTGCGAGCTTCGAAGCAGCAGCCCCAACCGACTCCGCAGAGGAAGAGGCCGCGCCAGCAGAGGACGCTCCAGCAGCGAACGACGCGAGCGAGGCAGCCGCAGCTCCGGCTGACGGAGATGACACACCCCAGCCAGCCGAGGCTCCCGCAGCCGACGAGGCAGCCGCAATGTCCGACAACGGCCCGGACGAAACAGAACCCGCACCTACCGACTCGTCCGACGAAGAGGACGACAAGGACAAGAAGAACAACTCGGAGGATCCCGTGACTGCCTCAGTTACAAACGAACTCGACAACATCGACGTTCAGGCTCCCGAGGAGCACGCTGTCGTAGCGTCCGCTGCTCCTGAGGGACCTCAGTACGCACCCGTCACCATCACCGCTGGTGCTGACATCCCGGGCCTTCAGGCCGGTGCTCAGCTCCCCGACACCCTCGCTGTCGCGAACGCTCTCCTCGCCCGCAAGCGCGCCATGGGCCGCACGATGGGCGGCGACGGAGAAATGCACCACGTCGCACAGTTCTCCACCTCTTTCCCTGAGGACCGCGTCCTCTCGGCGACCGACGTCGACGGCAACGCAGAGAAGATCGAGGGCGCAACCTCGCTCGTCGCTGCTGGTGGCATCTCCACCACCATCGCTGAGGTCCGCTACGAGCTTTACGGCCTCGGCGAGGACGTCCGTCCCGTCAAGGACTCGCTCGCAGTCTTCGGCGCTGACCGTGGCGGAATCCGCTACATCACTCCTCCGGTTCTGACCGACCTCAACGGGGCTGTCTCGCTCTGGACCGTGACCGATGACGCTGCTGCGGCTACCGGCTCCTCGCCGACCAAGCCTGCCCTCCGCGTTGCCGCTGGTTCCGAGGTTCTGGTTCAGGTTGACGCCGTTCCGCTCATCCTCACCTTCGGTAACATGGGCGCACGCGCATACCCGGAGCTTGTCGAGCGCCACACCAAGCTCGGCTTCATCCAGCACGCTCGCTTCGCCGAGACCCGCATCCTTACCCGTATCGGTGCGCTCTCGACTCAGGTCACCGCTGCCAAGGCTCTCGGTGCCGCTCGCGACATCTTCGGACAGGTCGAGACCGCTGCGGCTGCGTACCGCAACCGCCACCGCATGGACGAGAAGACCACGCTCCGCGCGATCTTCCCGGCTTGGTTCAAGAACGCGCTCCGCGCCGACCTCATCAAGCAGCTCCCGGGTGACGGCATGGACGAGACCTTCGCCCTCGCCGACGCGACCATCAACAACTGGTTCTCCGTCCGTGGCATCAACGTCACGTGGACCGTTGATGGTGAGACCGGCCAGATCCTCGGCGCTCAGGCTCCGGGTGCGCTCAACTCCTTCCCGTCGACCCTGATCTGGTACCTCTTCTCCGAGGGCACCTTCCTCTTCCTCGACGGTGGAACTCTCGATCTCGGCATCGTCCGCGACTCCACCCTCAACGCCACCAACGACTACAAGATCTTCTTCGAGACCTTTGAGGCCGTTGCGAAGGTTGGTATCGAGTCGCTCCGCGTCTCCAGCCAGCTCAGCATCGCTGGTGCGACTGTCGGGACCGTTACCCCCGTCGTCTAGTAGCTAGCTGACAAGTAATACAGCCGGAACTCAGGATATCTTAGGAAAGAAACAATGGCAAGAAGCTCCTCCATGCTAGTTGAGACCACTCAGCCAGTAGTCTCTCCCTTCGGTATCCTGAGTCCGGCTGTCACTGTCACAGAGGACCACGGCCAGAACCCCGAGTGGATCTCTGGCTACCAGTACGAGACCCCTGACGCGCAGACCTCTGCCGCCAACACCACGGTGCTCGGAACCACCAACGAGCAGTCGGTCGTCGATGTGACGAACCCGGCCTCTGCGGCGTTCCGCATCTACTACCCCTTCGGCATCCGCACCAAGACGCTCTCGTCGACCTTCGGCACCACGCCGGATGTCATCCGCGAGACGGCCAAGAACGCGCTCGACGTCGTCACTCAGAAGTCGATTGAGCGAGAGTTCTGGGAGGGTGCCATCGCCCAGCTCCTCACCTCTCCGAACGACAACCGCTACCTCGCCCAGAGCGGGGCTGCGGACGTCACGCCGACCCCCGGCACGGCTGTGAAGCCGCACTACGGTCTGGCGCTCCTTGAGGAGGCGCTCGGCAACGCGACCATCGGCTCTGCCGGTACAATCCATGGCCCGATCACCACGTCGTCTGCGCTCAAGCGCGCACTCCACGTGGACACTACGGACGGTAAGAAGACGCTGGTTACCCCCAACGGGAACACCTTCGTCTCGGGAGCAGGGTACACCCGCAAGGGTCCGTCCGGGGCCAACGCCCCGGCGAATCAGGCTTGGATGTACGCAACCGGGCCTGTGACCGTCTACCTCAGCGACATCTTCATCGTCCCGGAGAAGATTAGCCAAGCGGTGGACACCTCCCAGAACAACATCGCGTACTACGGGGAACGATACGCAGGTGTCACGTGGTCTACGACCAACCTCTACGCAGTACTTGTCGATCTAACTGCTGACTACGCCTAAATAGGAGAGAAAACAAATGTCTTCGGATAACGCAACCAACGTAATGGGTGTTGCCCTCCGCGTTAGCCGTCTCAACTCTGACGGAACTATCGCGTCGGGTGCCTCCGCTTCCTACGTCTCCAAGAAGTTCGTCTCCATCGGGTTCACCCCCGAGCTTGAGTCCGGCGACGAACTCAACATCAAGGCGGCTGACGGAACCATCGGTGCTACATGGAAGTCCCCGGACACCATCAAGCGCTTCACGGTCGCCCTCACCCTCGTCGACCCCGATCCCGAGCTGACCGAGATGCTCACGGGCGGAACCATCTTCACCGCAGGCGGCAAGTCTGTCGGTTGGGCTGCTCCGCTCCCCGGCGTCAACCCGACCCCGAACGGCTGCGCCATCGAGGTTTGGTCCTACGCCAACATCAACGGTCGCCCGTCGACGACCAACCCGTACTGGCGTCACGTCCTCCCGCAGGTCGTCCTCCGCCCGAACGGCGAGCGCCTCGTCGGCAACAACCTCATGGGTGTCCAGTTCTCTGGCTACTCTGTCGGCAACGCCAACTTCGGAACCGGCCCGGGTGCCCCGACATGGCCGTTCACCTCGGACTCCGGGTGGGCCTACGCCCGCGACACCGCGATCCCAACCGGATCCGGGTACGTCGCTGTCTAGTAATTAGACACTGCATATCAAGAACAGGCTGGTCGTCCTTCAAGGTCGGCCAGCCTGTTCTTTTCACTTGATATAATAGACTGAAACCTTTTGTGGAGTTGACATGGCAGTTCAATGGCTAACCGTGGCCGACACGTTCGACCCGACCAGCAAGTTCGCACCCTCTGCCGTCGAGTACGCGAGCTTCCTCATGCACAATCTGACCGCAGGCAAGTTCCCCGGCATCCACACCTCGACCGAGTCCTACACGGCCCAGATCCCCACCGCGATCCCCCGCTCTCCGCAGATGGTGCAGGGGCAGATCTTCAACCTCCCGATCCGCGTCGCGTCGCCGGTCAACCTCTACCTCCGCCACTCCCCGATCCTCTCCATCGAGCAGATCACTCAAGGGGGCGTCGCCCTCGATCCCAGCACGTACTCGATCCGCAACAACGCGTACCTGCGCCGCAACGGAGGCATCCCGTGGATGCTTGACCCCGTCAACGAGCTTCTCATCACCTACACGTGGGGAACAAACCCGCCTCCTTCCGGGGTGCGCGCAGCGATCCGCCTCGCCAACGAACTCATCCTCAACGACATGGGGTCGCCCGAGTGCGCCCTCCCGCAGCGCCTCATGACGGTCAACCGTCAGGGCCTCTCCTATTCTTTCGTGGACCCGCAGCAATTCCTTGACAACGGGAAGATCGGGATCCCGGAAATCGACTTCTTCATTGCAGCAGTAAACCCGAACAAGAGCAAGAAGAAGGCCAAAGTATTCTTGGGCGACCGCCCGAGAGGAGAGAAGATCAACTAACATGCCAGAGCTAAAGACGTACGACCCATATTACGCAGGTCCAGTCGTATTCGACGTCCCCGCTGGAGAGCCAGCAGACACCTTCGCCCCCGCCCCCGAACCGGTGGTCATCGAGGCCAAGACGGACGAGCCGGAGCTTGTCGAGCAGGTCGCGGACCCCATCTCGGACGGCGACATCGAGGTTCCCGAGGGACCCGCAGCAAGGGTCCTCGAATGGGTCGGAGACGACCGTGAGCGCGCCTCTGCGGCCCTCGCAGCCGAGAAGGCGGGTCAGGCCCGCAAGACCCTCATCGCGAAGCTTGAAGGGCTTCTGGAGGGCTAACCAGTGACCGACATCATCGTTGACAAGGAAGAGTTCGTCGAGTTCGCGGACTACATCCTGCTCATGGTGCGCAACTCCTTCGACGCGCAGGGCATCGCCCTGCCCTCCCGCCAGTACCTCACGGTCGGCGGGCGCGGAGAGGTGCCGCACGACACCGAGCAGGTCACGGTCACCCTTGAGCAGGCGAACGCGGGTCTGCCGGGAATCGTGGTCCCGACAGGCATGCACGAGTACGAGCCGCGCACGGTGAACTTCGTGGTCGAGGTGGTGCGCCAGATCCCGATCCCGGGTGACGACGGCGCGGCCCCGGCCAACACCAGCGTGGGCAAGTTCGACCGCATCAAGTCCGAGCTGGACAGCGGCCACAAGCCCGAGCAGATCTCGCCTCTGGACCTGCTGGACGACGACACGCTCACCGCGTTCGCCAAGGACCAGATGCGCGACATGGCGTGCCTGTACAGCGCGGGCATGGCGACCGCTGCGGCCTACAACCAAGGCATCGCCATCGACGTCTCGGCTGGGCCACCGTCCGGCGCGTTCCAAGGCGTCGTCATGACTCTCGGACTCTCCACCACCGGAATGATCCCGGAATGAGGTACGAGCTAGACCGTCCGGCCATCCAGAGCATCTACCACAACCCCGAGGGCATGGTCGGACGGTACATGAACCGCATGGGGGCCAAGCTCCGGGCGCTCGCCGTGTTGCAGGCGGGGATGAAGACCGGGCGCACCAAGGGGCTGATGTTCTACCGCCTCGCGACATCCGGCCAAGGCCTGATCCTCACTGTCGGGAGCAATGGCGCTGCGGCCCTCTGGCACCACGAGGGGACAAAGCCGCACATCATTCTCCCCAAATTCGCGGGCACACTCCGCTTTAAGATAGATGGTAAAATTGTGTATGCGAAGGTTGTGCACCATCCGGGAACGAAGCCTAACCGCTATCTGACCGACAACCTCCGCCGAGTCCTCTGACGATCCGACGAAAGAACTATAGACCAAAATGGCTCCTGCACGCAAAATCAAGTCCTTTGCACTCAACACTGTAGAGGTTGCCCCCATCGAGTTCGAACTCGGTGAAGAGACC